GCTCGTGCTCAGCTCACGGTTTCGAGGGTTTCCCCCTCGTGCTCATCGAGGCAATGGCCTGTGGACTGCCCTGTGTGAGCTTCGACTGTCCCAACGGAGCCTCGGAATTCATAAAACAAGGCACAGGATACCTTATCCCGACTTTCGACATCGAGGATTTCGCCGACAAGGTGTGCCGCCTCATCGAAAACGAGGACGAACGGAAAGGGATGAGGGAGAAATGCAGAGCTAATGCGATGCGCTATCTGCCCGAGGATATTATGAAACAGTGGATGGAACTCTTCAAGAAAGAGACGAAAGAACATATTATCGGAAAACCGTAATTTCTTGAAAGGCAAATGAGAATAATGTATGTGGTGAAAACCCTCGCCACCTTCGGAGGGATAGAGAGGGTGCTTACAGACAAGATAAACTACCTTTGCGACAAGGCAGGCTACGATGTGCGCATCGTTACCACTGACCAAGGGAGGCATCCGCTGCCTTTCCAACTGACAGACAAATGCCAGTTTCGCGACCTGAATATCAGATTCACTGACCAATACCGACTGAGCGGCTTCAAGCGTATTCTCGACGCAATGAAAAGACAACGGCTGTTTGAGGAAGGACTGCGGGAGCAAATCAGTGAATTTAAACCCGACATCCTCGTGGGGCTCGCCGACCTCTATGCCGACACAATCACGAAAGTGAACAAAAGCGTGCCATACGTCGTGGAGGCACACTCGTCATACGGACATACGTGGATGGCTCCGAAAATGACGTGGAAACAAAAGCTGAAAAGGTGGATGTATATACGCCACCTGAGCAAGGCGAAAGTGATTGTTACACTCACCGACGACGATGCCGCCGACTGGAAAAGCTGTTGCGACAGGGTGGAGGTGATTCCGAATATCGTGCATCTGAATGCCACCGGAACCTTGGCTGCCTGCGAGAATAAGAAGGCTATCTTCGTGGGTCGCTTGTCGCCACAGAAAGGCTGGCACTATCTCTTGGACATTTGGGAGAGGGTAGTGGCACAACGGCCTGACTGGACTCTGCATATCTTCGGCGACGGAGAGGAAAAACAACAGTTCGAGGAGGCTCTAAAACAAAAAGGCATAAAGAATATCGTTCGCCACGAGCCGACGGCGGAGATAATGAAAGAATACCTCGACAGTTCGGTGTTTCTGCTCACATCGGTATATGAGCCCTTCGGACTCGTGATACCAGAGGCAATGTCGTGCGGACTGCCGGTAATCTCCTTCCAAGGACAAGGTCCGGAAAGCATAATTACCGACGGCAGCGACGGATATATAATCAAAGCATACGACTGCGATGAATATGCCTCAAAACTCTTGCAACTCATCGACAATAAAGAGTTGAGATTAGAAATGGGAGCCAAAGGAGCAGAAGCGGCGCAAAGATTCGCAGAGGATAAGATAATGCCGAAGTGGACAACCCTCTTCGAGGGGTTGTCAATTGACAATTGACAATTGATAATTGACAATTAATACTAAGATAATCATAGATTATTATAAAGATGGCAGAGAGACGGGGAAAGCGGATTGTTTGGATGGACTGGTGCAAGGTGCTGTCGATGTGGATAGTGATTTATTGCCACTTGCCCCAGCAGTACAACATCGTTACTTTTTACGGTCATTATTTTGTGCTTTCCACTCTCTTTTTTATGTCTGGCTATCTGCATCACGTGCAACCTGATTTAAGGACGGCATTACGGAAATATTGGAAGACGCTGATAATACCTTATCTTATTATGCAGGTGGTGTTTTATCCTTATTGGCTTGCGCAGCAGCACTTCCATTTCGGACTTTCTTTAACCGACCCTTGGGAGGCTTTTTTCAAGCCTTTCTTGCTTAGTTTTGTTGGTGTGCCGCTCAACGGCATTATGTATTATATCGTGATACTGTTGATATGCAAGTTGCTTGCCGATGTTATAATGAAGAGTCGTTATCGCCTGATAATCAGTATTGTATTGTCTGTAGTTTTTATTGTTGCGGCTTATTATGTGCATTATCAGCAGAGGGTGGTGTTGACATATTCCATCGACCACTTCTTCGATAATTTTCAGTTTTTTGTTTGGGGATTCTTCGCGCAGCAGTGGGGCTGGTTGAAACAGGAGGATTCCAAGCGGTGGCAGTATGCGCTGTGGGCTGTCGTCTTGCTTGCCATAGGCTTGTTGATATGCCATTACGAGCAGCATATTTTCTGGCAGATGCGAATAAATTACGAGATTGTGAGCATCACCGGCACCTTGTTTATGGTGAACCTCTGTCGTCTTTTTACTTCGGTTCCGTCGGTGATAGAAACGTTGGCAAGGGGAATGATAATCCTCTTCGGCTGCCACTGGCTCTTCATCGGCCCTCTGAACCTCATCGTGCAGCATCTCTCGCACTCCTCTGTCCCCACTACCTATTCCATCCCCGTGGCCTGGCTCATCGCCCTCGCCATCATGGTCGCCTGCTACTTTATCATCATCTTCTGCAACCGCCATTTCCCGATAATTATGGGAGGGAGGCAGGCGAAGAATAAATCATAGCTCCTTTATTTCCTCTGTCGACAGTCCGCTGATGTTTTGAATTGTTGTAATATCTATTCCTGCCGCTTTCATCTTGCGTGCCATTTCGTAGTAGTCTTTCATCATCGACACGAAGAGACTTTAGCCGAAACGGCGCCTCGCTGCTTGGCTTTACGAGTGCAGTGAAGATAGCTGCGAGCTGCGTGCTTACCTCTGCTGTGTTTCCGCTTACTCCGGTGAGTGTGGAGAAGGTAGCCATGAGTTCGTCTATGGAAACTCCGAGTACGGAGGCGTTGCTTGTTACTCGTGGCAATGCTTGTGCAAGTTGCTCGAAACTTGTTACGCCATTTTTTGCAGTGAGCTGTATTTTGTCTTGAATGCTCATTGCGTCTTGCCAGTCGAGGTCATAGTTTTTGATTATGGTAGAAGTAACTTTCACCACCTCTTGCAGGTCTGCCAATCCTCCGATGCTGCTTTTTGCTGATGCCTGGAGGAAGCTAATCCAGTTGTCTTCGGGCACGCCGTTGCTAATAACTTGGTAGAGTCCTTTAGCGAGTGCGTCTCTTGCCATTGGCACGTTGTTAGCGAGCTTAGTTCTGACTTCCACGTTTTCTCTGTTGCTTGCGTCTGCTTGTTGGAATCCGCCCGTGAGTTGTTGAAGATTTGCGTTGAGTGTCTGGAATGATTGAGCCGCCTGGTTGTATTGTAGCAGTTCGTCTCTAAGTTGTCCTGATGCTCCTTTAGCCTGATTAATTCCCTCTTGTATGTTTTGCGTGTCGAACTTGGCGATATCGTCGGCCATGTTTTTCACAGATGCATTGATGTCTTTGAGTACGTCAGTGATATTTTTGAGCCCGAGCAAATCGTCTTGCATCTGCTTTCCCTGTTGCTTAGCAGCATCGAATTCTTTTCCGAGATTTTTGAGGTCGTCGGTAGCTTGTAGGATTAATTTTCCTCCTACGGTAGAGAATTTTAATAAAAAAGTTGCTTCTGTTGACATAATATGAAAAAATTTTATTATCTTTGCATCGTGAACTTAAAACTTAGAAATTATGGAGCGTGAGAAGAGTCATCATCTATTGAGCGACCATTTAGTAAATGTGTTTGGTTGGGTTGGTCTGCTGATAATGTTTTTGTCAGTTATAGTATTTCTGACGTGTTGTTTTTTCTGCCCTGCTCATTGGGCAGTTTGTTGTGTGTTCTTTTCGCCTTTTGTTGGCGGTTTCGGTTTTGTTTTGTTTTTTATAATGGCAGATTGTGCTACGGAGCGTATAAAAGACATAGACAGCGATTTTGAATATCGCAAGGGTGATAAGTCTCGTTGGCGCGAATTAGAATCTCGTATTTCTGCGTCTTGTAAGTCTCGCGGATTGCATGAGGATACCTCTTGTAGTGAAGAGAATTAGCTTTTTCCACTCTTCTCCATCCGCTTCATCAGCTCCTCCACCCTCTTCTCGCTTTCCTTTTGCGTCATCCTCTTTGCGCCCTCTTGAGTTTTCTTTTTATCCCAGGGGAACTGCAGCAGAGCCTTTGCAGTGATTTTCTTTTTCAGGTGTGGCTGTATGCAGATAGTGGCCAGAAGCCTCATTCTCTCCCATGCGTCTTGAGTTTGCATTTCCTTTTGCTTTTGCCATGCGTTGTAGATGGCTTGAAACTCTTCTATGCTCAGCTGGCAGAACTCTTCATGGCGCAGCCCCATTTGCCCGAGGGCCACGCCATAGAGTTCCATTATGGTCAGCTTTTTTTTTCAACCTCCGAGCCCTCTGCGTCGCCTTGAGGTCGCCCATCAGCGTCTTGCATTAGCGAATTGGTCCATTTTTCGAGGTCAGCTGGCATCAGGGCGTCGGCAAAGTCGTAGAGTGGGTAGTCGAAGTCGATGCCGTCGGCTTTGGATGCGGACTTGACGCAGCAGTAGAGATATGCCGTGAGGTCTGAGATGCTTCCGTTTTCTATTTCGGTAACCTCTTTCCCTGTTTCTCGTTTAAATCGTAGCATTGCTCCGAGCGTGGGCCGGCAGGGATATTTTTTCTTTTGTATGATAAGATTTATTTCATAATGTATAATGTATAATGGATAATGTAAAAGGTCCGGGCTGGTGCGGCTAATCTGGCAGTAGCGGCATCCTCCCGGACTGAATAATAGCAAAGTGTTATGACAAACAAAAGAATGACGCGAACGCTGTGTGTGTTATATTGTGTTATTGCGTCAGTTTATTTTGGTTTCGTCGAGAGTTGTGGGTGCTCCTGCATTTTCGAGCTGTACGGAGTATGATGCGTTGTCTTGTGCCGGTGCCTATCGCTCCATTTGCGTGATAACGAAAGGTCCCTCGAGATAAGGTGACTCGTCGTTCTCTCTTTCGAAGCATTTCACTGTAACCGTCTTTCCCTCTTTCCAGAGTGCCAGCAGATGTGCGAATCCTCCCTCTTCCTCTGCCGCGTAGTGCAGTCCTTCTCCTGAGATAGAGATTGTGAGTCCTGTTACTCCCTTCGACTTCCAGAGCGATGTGGAGACAGCTGCTGATGCCGCCGGCTTCACTGCCCGGTCTTTAGTCTCTGATGCGAATGTGGCGGTGTGCGAGGTGCAATGTCCCACGCATTTTCCGCCTATTGAAAGCAGCAGGTCGCTGCCGTTTACATATTCAGTAAGTGCCATAATTAAATGATGTTTGAATGAAGTTTTATTCCTTTTTAAACAGTGCTATAATAAGAGCTGCTATTCCCCCGGCAGCAAAAGCGAGGATGTTGTTTCCCCAGTTTGAGCGGAAGAATGATGTGCTTGCCTCTTTAGCTTCCAGTTGCGCGGCAGCTGTTTTTCGCAGACTGTCGTTAGTAAGAGTGTGCTTGAGGCTTTGTTGGAGCGATGAGCAGGTGCGCTCATACTCCACGATTTTCTGCTGCAAGCTGTCGCAGTCGGCATATACTATAATCGAGTCTTTCCCGGCTCTCATCACTGTGGCCTTGGCCCTGCCGCTCCTCGAAGAGTATTGCGCTCCCTTGGGCAGGGTTGCTATGGAGTCGATGCTGATGGCGAGGGCTGCTTGCGATGCCGCTATGGCCTCAGTTTTGAGTATCCTCAGCGTCTGAGCATCCCTCTGCAGTGCAGTGTCGGCTGTTTGCTTTATCTGCGCCGTCTGTGTCGCCGTCTGAAGCTGCTGGGTCGTCAGCGTCTTGCTCTGCGCGTTTCTTGTCGCGCCGCATCCGGTCAAGCACAGGGCAAGTATCACTATACTTACAAGAGTTAGCCTCGTCGATAGCTTTCCTAAGGCGGGCCATTTCGCGTTTGGTGGAATTAAGATCTTTCCTGGTTTCATGTAAATCGTCTTTAAGTGGTTTCACTATCATATCCATAAGTATCTTGGTGGCGTGCTCCGTGTTGGTGAGTTTCACCGTCTCCACGTCGGCGTGCGCGTTGTCGGCCTCTGCTCTGGCTTTTCGCAGCGTCTGCCGCAGGGTGATGATGCCGGTAATGGCAGCCACGAGGCCTCCGCCTAGTATAAGTTCTATGATAGTTGATGGTTCCATATTTTGTTACTAATACCTGTTATTTTTTTTGCGCCCAGCGTGTAGCCTCCCAGTTCCTTCGCTTTATCAGTCCGGCGCTCTTTTGCCCTCCGGCGTATATCCAGCGCCTGAACTGCTTGGCGATAACCTCATTCCCTTTCTTCTCCTTAATGCACTTATACAGCGTGGAGTGGCCGAAGGAGCGCGCGCCGAGGTTGAACACAAAGTCGGCCACGGCGTCGAATTGCCCTTGAGTGGTAATCTCCTCTATGCTGCTCACGTAGGCCTCCACCTCCTTAAGGTCTTGCTCAAGTAACTCATCGGCTTGCTTTTTCGATATGCTCTGACCGGCCCTCACGTCCAGAGTGTGGCCATAGCCTATCGTCCATTTTCCGCCCTGGCATTTATATGCCGTGAGCCTTAGTCCTTCAAACTCCTTGAGTTTTTTTATGAGTGTGTCCGATGCCTTCATAGCGTGTGTTTTTAAAAGTGGCGGCCGGCTTGTTGTGGAAGCCTCTGGTGTGTGTGCCAGAGAGCTGCCGGCCGCCTTGTTGGAGAACAGAGAATATCATGAAAGAGTGGTGGGTGCGTTCTCATTGGGCGATGCAGACGGTGTCAGTACATTCTCTGGCACGCCTTGTCTCTCACTCTGCCGTCGAACTTGCCGCAGTCTAAGCCCGGCCTCCATTTCTGCTGCGAGAAGATTTGCCTCTGCTGCTCCGTGTTATCCCTGATCGTCATCATCTTCGCTTGAGCTTGAGGTTGAGTCGGTGCTGTTGCTTGGCTTAAAAGCCGGGTTGGAGCGTGTGTCGAGAGCGATGAATTCCTCACCGAATGCGATGTTCGTGTCGGCTTTCATAAGCATCTTGAAGAAGTAGAGCTCGCTGGCATTCGATGTCTTGTCGATTTGTATTACGTGCTCATCGTCTTGCAGGTTCACGGCGGCGAAGAGGTTGGATGTCAGAGCGTCGCCGGAGCAGAGAGTGGCCACGAGCAGCCCAGTCGGCCATGCTGCGAGCGTCTCGATCTTGATGTCTTTATACATCTTGTTGTTGCGCGTGGTCTCGTCGCGGTTTTTATATTCGCGCTTCGTCAGCTCGTCGTCGTAGGTGTTGAAGTCCTCGGGGCTCATAAGTATGCGCAGGTGTGGGTTCTCGATGAGCGATACGGGGATAGCCTGGCGCAGAGCCTTGAGTTTGCCGAGCATGGTGCTCTCGGTGGTCTCTGCCACGATTACGTCGCTGTCTTTGGCTGCCTGCGTGAGAATGCCGTTGAAGAGCTCATCGTCGCTCTCGCCGTAAACGCCGTTGATATACTGGTTGCCCAGCTCAAACTGCACCTGCTTGGCCAGCGCGTCCAGCAGCTGTGCCTGGGCCGAGGGAGGCAACTCTGCGAACACAAGGTCGCCTTTGGGCTGCCAGGGGCGCCAAATCTGCTCGAAGGCACGGGGGTTGAACACTGTGAATGCCATAAAGTCCATAGGAGTGAGTTGCTTCTCAGAGTAGTTGAAGTCGCCTTTAGAGTCTTCAACCTTGGGGTCTTCCTTGCGCTTCTGCAGCATCTGACCCACGCGCAAGCGCGGTATGGATACCGACTTGGCAATACCTGGAATAGACGTGAATCAATCCCTTCTCCACGATTTCGTTGGAGGTAGTGGCGACGGTGAGCAGCTGCTCAAGCACTTCGCCATTGTAGTTGGTGTTTTGAATGTTGAGTGCCATGTGTTGTGGTGGTTTAACTGTTTATTTTATTGTTGATGTCTTGCATTCTCTTCTGCCAGATAGAGAGCTGTGCCTTAGGCCCGTCGGGGTTTTCGATGTCGTCCATCACCTTGCGTGCCTTGGGCATGGTGTTCAGCATTGCCAGTGCGTC